TTCTCTTGACATTCTTGCCGAGCGCACAGGTGTTGACGCAGACAAGCTCGCTGAAGCAATCACGATCCTTGAGGCTGGTGGCACTTTGTCGGATGAGTCAGCCGATCTGTTGTCGGGTGCGGTCAGCAAACTTCGAGCCGAACCAGCCAAAGTTCCTTCGTCAGTGAACTTGTTGGCGAAACATCTTGAACTGTTGAAAACTTTCTAGTTTCTCATATACACTCGGTCTGTCGGTAAGCGTCCCGCTACGACTAGAGATTGGTCAGCGTTCCGCGCCTTTCGGAATACAACTTCCTGCGCACTTACAAACTTAACCAATCATGGAGAAATCATGAAACAATTCATTGAACAACAAATGGCTCAACGCGCTACAGCGTGGGAAGCCGCAAAGAAGATTCTTGATGTTGCAACCGCCGAGAAGCGTGACTTGACAGCAGAAGAGACTCAGACATACGAGCGCATCAGCAAAGAACTTGAGGATCGCCAAGCAACAATCGAGAAGCTCCGCGCCGATGAGGCCCGTGAACTTCGTCTTGAAGCAGCAACTCGTGACATCGCAGACCAGGTTCGTCCTGTCGCTGATGCACCACGCGGTGTTCGTTCGGATGCAGAAGTCATTCGCTCGATGGCGAAGGGCGAGATTCGTTCGCACTCGTTTGAGAAGCGTGATGTTGTAAAGACATCAGCAGGCGCACCAGTACCAACATCGTTCTACGACCAAGTAATCATGCTTGCTCGTCATGTTGGTCCAATGCTCCAGACTTCGACAGTCTTGAACACAGCATCAGGCGAAAACCTTCAGATTCCATCACTTGCTCAGTATTCAACTGCTGCAATCGTTGGCGAAGGCACAGCAATCAGCGAGTCAGATCCAATCTTCAACTCGTTCATCACCTTGGGCGCATACAAGTATTCGTTCCTTGTTCAACTCTCACAAGAGTTGATTGAAGACAGCGGTGTTGACATCTTGTCATTCTTGGCAACACAGGTCGGCAACGAACTTGGCTTCCGTGTGAACGATGCTTTGACAACTGGCTCAGGCACAAACCAACCAAAAGGTATCGTCACAGCATCCGCTGTCGGCGTGACTGGCGGAACGGGTGTATCTGGTGCGTTCACAGCAGACAACTTGATCAGCTTGGTCTACTCGGTAGACACAGCCGGTCGTCGTCTTGCAGGTTCAGGCTTCCAGATGAACTCGTCTTCAATCGCGAAGATGCGCTCGTTGAAGGACACAGCAGGCAACTACGTCTTCTCACCAGCACTCAACGCTGATGCGCAAGACTTGCTTCTTGGATACCCAGTATTCGAGAACCCAGCAATGGCGAGCACAGCAACAAGCGCGAAGTCGGTAATCTTCGGACACCTTCCTTCGTTCTTCGTTCGTCAAGTTGGCGGCATCAAACTGGATCGAAGCGACGATTTCGCTTTCAGTTCAGGCCTTGTCACCTTCCGCGCAACAATGCGTGTCGACGGCAACTTGCCACAAACATCACATGTCAAACACTTCATCGGTAACGCTGCTTAATTAGAGCAACCGAAAACAGACATGACAGTCCGCAAGGACTGTGACTAGGATTAAGTCCACGGCCATTTCGTGCAGGGTTGGCCGTGGACTTTCCATTTCTGCACTAAACTTAGGAGGATCATGTGGCAGACCGTAATCGTCAAAGGCATACCAGTGGAGATGCCAGGAGCCTTAGCGGAGCGTTTGCTCCGAGCGGGCGTAGCGCACTCGTTGGAAGTGTCCGACCAACCAATCCCGACCGACTCAGGGTCGTCTGGTATTCCAACGCTCCATGGGCTTCCACCGGATACGGACAGCAAACCGCGCAAGTCATCCAAAGGCTCGCGAAAGAAGATCACCAAGTAGCAGTCCACGCGATGTACGGCCTGTCAGGCGCGACATCAACTTGGAATGGTTTCAAAATCTATCCGCAAGGACTCGCAACATACAGCGACGATGTGGTTGTCGCGCACACTATGGAGTGGGCGAATCAGGATCTGTCGACACCGACGTTGTTGATGACTTTGTTTGATGTGTGGGTGTTGAAATCTGAATCATTGAAAACTTTGAAGAACATCGCATCGTGGGTTCCTATCGATCATCAGCCGACACCGCCAGATGTGTTGAGGTGGTGTGAGCGTGACAATGTGCGTCCGATAGCGATGTCGAAGTTTGGTTCACGAATGTTGGAGACGGCAGGTGTCGAACACTTGTATGTTCCTCACGCAATTGAACCTGTGTTCCAGCCAACCGATTCTGTGATGCTTGCCAATGGTCGGAAGATGACTGGTCGAGAGTTCATGGGTTGGGAAGAGGACAGGTTCGTTGTGTCTATGGTTGCGACGAACAAAGGTAGTCAGCCTGCGCGTAAGGCTTGGGCTGAGAACATTCTTGCGTTCTCTATCTTCGCCAAAGATCATCCTGATGCTGTGTTGTATTTGTACACGGAGCCTGATGGTGCGATGTCTGGGATTAGTTTGCCGACATTGTTGGATGCGGTCGGTGTATCGAAGGACAAGTACAAGGTTGTCGATCAGTATGCGTACCGTCATTCGTTGCCTCAGAATGTGATGGCTGCGATGTACACGGCGTCCGATGTTCTTCTTGCCTGCAGTATGGGAGAAGGCTTCGGCATTCCTGTCATTGAGGCACAAGCCTGCGGAACACGAGTGATCGTCAGCAACTTTACGGCACAACCTGAACTCGTCGGTGACGGCTGGACGGTTGATGGTCAGCCATGGTGGGATGCGGCGCAGGCTTCATGGTTCTTCACACCGAACGTACCTGACATCGTCAATGCCTTGAAGATGGCCTATAACGCGCCTAGAAGCCGTTCTCAGGACGCAATCACCCATGCCCTAGGGTACGGAGCCGACAAGGTTTTTGAGCAGTTTTGGAAGCCTGCAATGAAGGAGCTGTCTGCATGGTGCCGGTCATAGTCATACCCGTACTCAACCGATATGACCTACTTGAACGATGTATCAGAACAATCGACTATGCGGTCGAGCATCTGATCATCATCGACAATGGCGGAATGATTGAGAAGGATTGTTTGTCGTTGCCGAAGAACTCAAACATTGAGAACCGATACATCTTGGATATGCCGAGCAATCTTGGTGTGGCGACATCTTGGAATCTTGGTATCAAGATGACACCGTTCGCACAAGGTTGGATTCTGCTCAACTCGGACGCATTCTTCGAGCGTGGCGAACTACAAAAGTTCTACCGTGAATGCCACACAGACGAGATTCATTTAGCAGGTCAACCAGGTTGGTGCTGTGCGTGGATCGGCTCACAAGTAGTCAAAGATGTTGGCTTGTTCTGTGAAGCGTTCCATCCGGCGTACTTCGAAGACAACGACTATGAGCGTCGCGCATTACGGATGGGCAAACAGATAACCAGATCGCAGGCGATCGTCTATCACGACAACTCATCCACATTGCAATCCGACCCGACATTCATCGCCAAGAATCAGGCAACCTTCGAATCGAACCTTGAGTTGTTCAAGTTGCGCAATGTGCGTCTTGATGCTGGTGAATGGGATTTGCAACGGCGTATTGATTTGAGTTGGGATTGATGGCCAAATATCACGACTACTTGCAAGACGGTTTCAAACTTGATGAGATGTACCAAGCCGAAGATGTTCAAGAGTTTGATGCGTGGTATCAGTCCGATGTGCGACCGATGGGATACCGTCTGCTATCAACCGTAATGGGTGCATATTCGTTCAATACCATTCTTGATATCGGTTGTGGTAAAGGTACACAGACGCATCTGATGGCGTTACGCAATCGCAAAGTTGTTGGTTACGACATCTCACCGACCGCGATACGCAAAGCAAAAGCGTCATACCCTGGCGTCGACTTCCGTGTCGGTGACGGTCTGACCGCAGCCAAGTCAGGTGAATACGATTGCGCGGTCATGTCACATACTTTGGTGATGCAAGAAAACTGGCAAGAAGTAATCCAAGAAGCATCAACAAGATGTGACTGGCTGATAGTTGTTGAATATATTCCTGCCGACACGACTTGGCACATACCTGACATCAGCACTTTGCAGACCGAGTTTGAGAAACATTGTTCTATTGACACAAAGATTGTGATGAACGACAACCGCATATTGCTTATCGGCGAGACACACCGATGAGGATCTTTGACTGCATCCTATTCAACCAAGAACACGACATGCTCGAATGCCGACTGTCAGAGATCGGCGATGTCGTAGACAAGATGATCATTGTCGAATCATCAACGACTTTCATGGGTCAACCCAAACCACACGGCATTGACCTTGACAGGTTCTACAAGTGGCGCGACAAAATCCACTACGAAACATTTGAACCGAACACGCATCAGTTAGGTTGGGCGGCTGAACACGCACAACGCAACCATCTGTTTGTCGCGTTGCAAGAGTTCGCACCAGAAGCCAACGACATCGTGACCGTTGCCGACTGTGACGAGATCTGGAACCCAGCCGACATCGACATACTGAAAGAAGGTTGGCGTGGCTACCTAATGAAACGCCTGGTGATGTCCGCGTATTGGCGTCTATCGGATGAACACACTATGGTCGCAGGTCCTTACGGTCAACGCGCTGGTGGTGCGCAACATCTACGATCCAACCGTGAACGGCTACCTAACTTGCGGTCAGGTTGGCATGTGTCTTGGATGGGTGGACCTGAATGGGCTGCAAACAAGATGCGTTCGTTTTCGCACCAAGAACTCATGGTTGATGACCCTGAAGGATTCATGGCTGAGAACTATCGGATCGGTCGCTCGATACGCGGCGAACAGTTGATTGAAGTACAGATGGATGATTCGTGGATTCCGTGGATCTATGAAGGGAAGGCACCGTTGTCGTGGTATCGGCGCCGGTAGCAATAATCTCACCATTTGAGCAGAACTATTGGGATCGGTTCGGTGAAGGGTTCATTGCGTCCATTGAGGCGTTGACGGTCAAGCCTCAGGAAGTGATTCTTGTGACTCGTGCCAGAGTTGATGTGCCGTCTTGGTGGAAGGTTGTGCCGTATTGGGATGACCGCATCTGGCCGTGTGTGAATGTGGGTGTGCGTGAAGCAACAGCGGAATGGTGTACACATCTTCCAGTCGATGACACTATGGACCCGAACTTCTTTGATGGTCTAGTTCTACAAGGTGACGCCGTGAATGTGCGCGGTCGGTGGGACGGCGGGTTGTGTTACGGCACACCTGAGCAATATAAGAATCTCCTTAATCAACAAAACAACGGTATGCCAGGGCTTGCGGTGATTCGTCGCAAGACTTGGTTGAAGATTCCGTACCGTTCCCACAAGTATGTTGATTGGATTCATTGGTGCGAGATGCGGTCACACAATGTTGAAGCGTCGTTTGATTCGCGTTGTGTGTGGACTTGGGTTCGACACGATGATGCACTGACTGCACAAAGAGACGACCAAGCCGAACAAGAAGTGTTCAACTTTCGTAGACTGTTGGAATCTGGTCGTGTGATACCTGGTGAGGATTGGCCGCCGAAGTTGACTGAATGATTCTTCAAGACTTAAAAGACCGCCACAAAGGTGAAGAGATCTGGGTGTGTGGCTCTGGTCCGAGTATGGATTGGGTGACACCACAGTTCTTCGATGACAAAGTTATTGTGTCAATCAACGATGTCGGGTTCTGGTTCGGTATCGCCGACTTCTATTCGGCGTCAAATTATTCCAAAGCCAACTTGACTACAGCCAGACGAATTGACGAAAACCCTGACCGCATATTCGTCACTCCAGACATGGACTTAGAAGCATCAGACATGACCGCAACACATGTCGGTTCAGGTAATCACGTTACCTTCCGACCACACGCACCATTCTGGCGACCTGACATCGGATGGCCAACCGACCCAGATGTGTTGGTTGTTGGCGGCACTTCGGCACATATTGCGATGCACCTTGCCTGCTACATGGGTGCATCACAAATCAATTTGATCGGCGTTGACAACGGGTCGATAGGTGGGATAAGTAACTTCGGCAAGTACGGCGACAGCAAAGCAATCAACCCTGAAGGCTGGAGTCAATGGTTCCCGGTCGTCGTCAACAAGTTGCGCGAGTTGTATGGAGTAAGATTCTTCAGACTTCAGCCATCACTTGAGTTGTTGGTTGTTGAGTAGGATAGGAATCTATGGCAATCACCAATGGCTATGCCACACGCAATCAGATCAAGGCTGCTCTTCGTATCGGCACCGCCGACACACAAGACGACGATCTAATTGACAACTGTGCCGGTGCAGCCAGTCGACTAATTGACGGCTATGCGAACCGACAGTTCTGGGCTTACAGTTCGGCGACGACACGAGTGTTCACCGCAGGTGATTCTTTCGTATGCGAAATAGATGACATCGCAGGCACAGCATTAACACTTCAAAGTCAAACAAACGCAGACGGCAACTTCGATGTCACTTGGTCGCCATCCGATTATCAACTAGAACCAGTGAACGGAATCTTGGACGGATTGACTGTTCCGTACACACGGATCCGCGCAGTCGGCGATTACCTGTTCCCAACATTGAACACAAACTTCGGTCAAGAAGCATTGGTCAGACTGACCGCCATCTACGGTTGGCCATCTGTACCTGAACCGATCACGCAAGCGGTGATCATTCAGGCATCGAGAATCTTTAAGCGTTACGATTCACCGCTCGGCGTTGCCGGCTTCGGAGATTTGGGTGCGATACGAGTGACACGCGCACTCGACCCAGACGTCGCACAACTTGTCGAGCCATATCGCCGAATGCGGATGTTTGCATGAGCGCAACAGTCACCGAACTAAAGAACGGCATCAAGACTCGGCTTGAAACAATCACAAACCTTCGCGCCTACGCACAACAACCCGACCAAGTAAACCCATCGGTCGGCGGTATCGCATGGCCGACCTTGGAGTCGATCACCTATCACGGTGCAATGCGAGCAGGCTTGGTCACACATGTCTTCACGGTCAGTGTGATTGTGGGTCGTGCAGCCGAACGCACAGCACAAAACCTTATGGACACTTACCTGTCTTATGACGGTGGGATTCGTGCCGCCATCGAAGCCGACACAACCCTCGGCGGATACGCCAAAACATTGATCGTCGAAGAAGCATCCAACATCACAACCGTTGACGCGAACGACACAACCTATCTGACAGTCGATTTCCGTGTCGTGGTGTACGCTTAACCTATGGCGAAATATCAGGTGGTCGAAGGCTTCACGGTTCTAGACAAACAATATCCAGCCACTATTGATGGCAACGAAGTTGACCATCTAGACTCTCTACTGGCATCGGGTCGCATTGTTCTGGTGGCAGAAAAATCAACTTCTATCGCCGACAAGGCAGGAGATAAATAATCATGGCAAAGTTAGTTCTCACAAACTCAGTAGTCACACTCAACGGCACAGATATTTCCAGTGACGTGGCAGCAATTACGCTAAGCACTACAGCAGCAGAGGTACCAACAACAAACTTCGGCAGTGGTGGTGCAGTAACCCGCGTCGCAGGCTTGATCGACAACTCGGTGACACTTTCACTTCACAACGAATACTCATCAGTTGAAGGCTTGATCTATCCGCTTGTTGGCTCGACAGCCGTGACCATGGTTATCAAACCAGCCGGCACAGCCGCAGCAGGCACAGCTTCACCTCACTACACCTTCTCGGTTCTCGTAACCGAATGGTCGCCAGTGAACGGTGCTGTCGGTGAATTGAACACAGCCGATGTAACGTGGCCAATCAGCGGAACAATCACAAAAGCAACTGCATAATTCTTAACAAAACAATCAGGAGGTAAGAATGAAAATCAACCTAGAAGTCACGACGCTAGACAACGTCACCACAAAAGTGACCGCACAGTTCGCCGACTTCATCGCATTCGAAAGAGAGCAGAATCGTTCTGTTGCAAACTTTCAAACAGAACTGAAGTTGACCGATCTTGCTTGGTTGGCTTGGCATGCCGAGAAACGCACTAAAAAAACCGCATTGAACTTTGATCAATGGACTGAGACAGTTGACAGTGTGGAGGTTGGTGCCGAATCTTCGGCGATCAACCCTTTGGAGAAAACTCAGCCCACTGGCTGATCGCATATCTCGCCTGCGAGACTTCGATTGCGCCAAGTCTCCTTCTACAAGAATCACCTAGAATGCTGTACACGATGCTCGGCTATCTGCGCTGGAAGAGCATCAAATCTAACCCACCACAAAGGATCAAGTGATGGCATTCTCAGCATTCCCGAATGTTCCAGGTGATACAGGTGGAACTCTCGGTCGTGCCGGCACCGCAGCAATCGCAAACAATACAGTCATCGTCAAAGACCTATTTGAGACTCTCAACAAGTTTCAAAAAGCAAGCAAAGCATTCAATGGTGAAATGCGCAAAGTTGCTTACCAAATTGCAAGAGATCTAGAAGGTCAAGTTCGCATAGAAGCAGGCACAGTCAGTCGAGCAAGTCAAGCAATACAAGTCGCTAGAGGATTACGCGCAAAGAATGATCGCATCCCAACCATCGGACTTCGAAGTAAAGAACCGTTTATTTCAAAATCTCGTCCAAATAGTAAACGCAGAATCAAGGTAACTCGTGGTGATGTGTTCTTCGGTGCCGAGTTCGGTGGTGGTGCTAGACGGACGACCCTTCAATTCCTTCGCCATCGCGGTCAATCGGGCTACTTCTTCTGGCCGACCGTTCGTAAACGCAAGAACGAAATCGCCAAAGAATACCTAGAAGGTATAGATAAAGTCGTCAAACAACTAGGTATTTGATACTTGCATTCGGCTCAGGATTCGCTATCCTGAACCTAGGAGGTTCTGCACAATGTTTGAAGTCGTCGGTTTCCCGTCCGTCAAATCCGTCTACCCAAAGACCATTGCTACATCTTGGATGGACTTCGCAGCGATGCTCGGCAACCATCAAGAACATAAACAGAAGTTTGACGGAAGACTATATGCGCCAGTCACATACCGTGAACACACCACCCGTGGCAATCGCAACGTGTCACATGTCTGGGCGTTAGTTGCCGACCTTGACGGCGAAGCATTCGAGAATGCTGACCTCGGATCGTATATACATTTCGCTTACACAACCTGGTCACATCGTGACAACGATCCTCACTGGCATGTTGTTGTCCCGTTCGAGCAGGCTGTGCCAGTACAGAATTGGGAAGAAGTGTGGTATGAAACACATGAGCGTCTTCGTCTCAAAGGCGATCCAGCAACGAAGGACCCAGCTCGTATCTTCTATCTGCCACAACACGAGGCTGGTCAGCCATTCCGTACTCATCATTCAGGTTGGCGGTTTCTTGACCCGACCATCACAGATATCGCTGCGCCGACTCGCACGTTCTCAACACCGAGCATTCGCTCGACTCGTCAACCGCGTCGCGGTAATCCAATGCGATGTGTTCTTGACCCGAAGTGGTGGGATGCACCAGTCGATTTGTCACAGTATGACGGCATGACACAAGAAGAGATACATAGAGACATGCAACGTGAGTGGGCTGAGCTGCGTAAACGGATGGCTGCTAACTGAGTAGAATTGCTTCACCATGGCAGGTGAACGCACATTCCTCGTACGAATCTTAGGCAACGCCGACAGTGCCATCACGGCGTTCAAGAAACTCGGCAAAGAAGGTTCAGACGCGCTTGGACAAGTCTTTGATGTCGCCAAGAAAGGTGCATTAATTGCGACGGCTGCGGCAGGTGCTATCGCAGGTGCAGCATTCAGCGCAGTAAAGGCAGCCACAGAAGATCAAGAAAGTCAAAAGAAACTTGCCGACCAATTACGTCGAACGATGGAAGCCACCGATGAACAGATCGCATCCGTCGAAAAATATATATCCAAACAACAAATGCTTGTCGGTGTGGCCGACGATCAGCTTCGTCCAGCCCTAGCGAACCTCGCGAGAGCGACAGGTGACATCACTTTCGCTCAAACAAACCTCGGACTTGCACTCGACATAAGTGCTGCAACAGGGCAGGACTTGGAAGCAGTTTCTCTTGCCTTAGGTAAAGCCTTCGGAGGCAATGTTGGTGCGCTCACCAAATTAGGTATTCCGCTCGATGAGAATGTCAAGAAGTCAAAAGACTTAAGTTCAATAGTTGAAACTCTTAACACTCAATTTAATGGTGCGGCAGCTGCCGCGGCAGATACTTTCGCTGGTCGTCTTGACATATTGAAATTGTCAATCGGTGAAGCATGGGAAGGTATCGGATATGCGTTGCTTCCTATCGCCGAAAAACTTGTTGCGTTTATTCAAAAGCATGTGGTGCCTGTCATCCAGGCATTCGCTGATGAACTTTCTGGTGGTGGCAGTCTTCGAGATGCGTTACTTGCCGCAACGGCTGAAGCTGGTGAGTTCGGACTAAGGGTTGTTGACATGGTTCAAGCCGTAGTTGAATCAGTCGGCCAGATAGCCAATGTCTTCATCGATCTAGTAAAGCCAATCATCTTCGCAGGTGGTGCAATCGTCTCAATGATCGCCTTCGTCCGAGGTGGCAAAGACGCATTCGACAATGTCGGTCTTGCAGTCAACAATTTTATCGCTGGTCTTGACGGTTTAAAAACCAATACCGCTGTGACTGGTGCAGCGTTTGACCGATTCCGAACCGATGTTCTTGGTGTCGCAGCCGCAGCAACAGTCACTCAGCAACAATTACGAGACTTAGACCAGGTGCAACGCGGTATCGCCGCTGGAGGTCCAGTTCAAAAGTTCATCGGCCCAATGATCGCAGGCTATGGTTCGCTTGCAGGTAAAACCAAGACGGCGAAAGAGATCCAAGACGAATACAACAAAACTTTGGCAGGACTTCAAAGTTCTGCCGGCGGTGCAAGCAAGACGATTGAGACAGCGAAACAAAAGTTTGAGAAATATACAGATGCGTTGAAGTCCTCGACATCTGCACAAAAGGCGTTCAACAATGCGCAAAAGGCTTCCGATAAAACTGCTCAAAGTTTGCGTGACGCCACGAATGATGTGAGGGCCAAGCAGAAAGCGTTGAATGACGCGGTCAATGGATACGGCGCGGATTCAGATCAGGCAAAAGCGGCTCAACGTGAGCTATCCAAGGCTCAACGCAATGTCGCTGAGGCTGGGTTCCGTATCGAGGAATCGGTATTTGCTGTTCGCGATGCTGAAAAGAAACTTGCTGATTTGCGTAAGGATCCAGAAGCGAACGCACAAGATATCCGTCAAGCCGAGATTGATCTTGAGCAAGCAAAATTGGCTGTCGCTGATGCAACCGATTCTCAGTTTGATGCCACAGAGAAACTAAAAGAAGCTCAACTTCTATTGAATGAGGCTGTTGATGGTGCGGCAGTAGGTTCTGAAACCTATAAGAAGTTCTTGATTGAACTTAATGATGCAAAGAAAAAAGAGATAGAAGCATCAGAACGAAACACTGAAGCCATTGAACGTGAAGAAGAGGCGTATAACAATCTTCGAGAAGCGATTGAGAAGGTTGCCGAAGCAGCAAAAAACACTGGTCGAACTGGTCTATCTATCCCAACTCTGCCGTCTGTGCCGACTCCGATGACGACCACGACCGCTACGCCGACTGGTAGCAACGGGAACCAGTACATCATCAATACTGGTATCGGCACGAATGGTGTTGAGGCTGGGCGTCAGATTGTTGAGGTGTTGCAGCAATATAGCCGGATCGCTGGTGGGAACTTTCTAGAGTTCGCGGTTGCGTAGTTATGCCTAAGACTTTGAAGTGGGGTCAAGAGTATTCGGTTCTGTTGGATGTTGGTGCGGTCGCTGACGCATTCACGCTCGACTCGTCAACTCTTGATGGTACGGATGTGTTGAATGGTTCAACTGATTTCGTGGATGCAACCGAATACATTCTCGCCGTGTCGGTTCAGCGTGGCCGTGGCGCACAAACAGAACAATTCCAACCAGGCACCTGCCGTATCTTGGCTGACGACCGCGCATCAGGCAGACTCTTCGACCCAGCGAACACCGCTTCAACTTGGTATGCAGGTGACTTCGATCTTGCACCGAGACGTGCGATCAAGGTTCTTGCCGGCACAGCCGAACTGTTCGTCGGAGCAATTACCGACCTTGACATCACCTATGAGATGCCGAACCTGTCGTTTGCATCAATCATCGCAGCCGACGGTCTATACGAGTTAAGCCGCACCAGCCTCACCGCATTCACACCATCATCACAACTAACTTCGGCGCGAGTCACAGCGATCTTGGATCGAGCCGAAGTCGCCTACTCAACTGCGTTGCGTGACATCGCCACAGGTGTCGCAACATGCGGAACCGTCGCCTATGCAGACAATACAAATACGTTGACGGCGTTGCAGGCTGTCGCAGTCGCCGAAGATGGTCGACTGTTTGCGAACCGCAAGAACCAGATTGTGTTTGATCCGAGAATAGATTTCACGTTCTCTACCGCTATCGCATCGTTCGGTGGTACAGCGACAAACGAGATACCGATTCTGTCTATCGGTGTCGCATACGGTCAAGAAACTTTGTTCAACCGTGTGCAAGTGGATGTTGATGGTGGCACCGCAGCACAAGTCGCAGCCGACTCGACAAGCCAAGGCAAGTATGGTGTGCAAACTTTGTCGTTCTCGAATGTGCCGTTGAATGATTTGGCGGCTGGGTCGGCGTTGGCACAGAACCTTCTTGACAAATACAAAGAACCAATCATCCGATTCAACGAGATATCAACCAGCCTGAATGCTTGCGGTTCGGCACTCTGGCCAACCGTGTTGGCACTCGATGTCGGCGACATCATCAATGTCACCAAAACCTACACGACTGGCTTACCGCTAACCCGCACCGACTCGGTGTTCATTGAATCCGTAAACCACGACATCACCACCTCCGACCATCGGATAAGATTCGGGCTAGGACAAGCACAACTCTTGACCGCATTCATACTGGATCAGTCTCAACTTGACGATGTCGATGTTGGGCTAGGATAGGAGCAATATGGCACTACAAAGTTTCTCTAGTGGGCAGACGCTCACAGCACAGCAGATGAACGATCTGCAAAAAAACGACTACAACCAAACAGTGTCAGCGAAGACAGCTCCGTACACACTTGTTGCAGGCGACCTCGGCACACATGTACAGATGACAGCTTCGACTGCGACTACCATCTCTGTGCCTGCCGCAACATTCGCTGCGGGTGACTCACTATTCATTTCTTCACTCGGTGCCGGTGCTTGCACAATTCAAGCAGCGTCAACCGCAATCACAGTTACTGGAACAAACCTTGTGCTGGCACAATATGGAGGTGGGACTCTGCGATTCCAGAGTGCCAGTGCTGCAACTTTTTTTAGCGGTGGTGCGGCGGCGACAACTTTTGCAGTAGATTTTTTGGTGTTGGCTGGTGGCGGTTCAGGTGGCGGTAAAAATGCTGGTAACTCTGGTGGTGGCGGTGGTGGCGGTATGTTGTCAAGCGTCACAAA